AGCCATACCTATACCTCACTTTTGTTTATTTTAACGATTAAGACTATGTTACAAGCCTTAAATGACTATGTCTGTATTACAACCAGAACATACTTTACGCTTTAATTTAAAAGTAGGGAACTCATCATGTTTCAATAACTTTTTACCTTTTCCTGTAGAAGTGTTCTTGATATACTCAAAGGCTGTGTTGCAGCTAGGACAATAAAATAAGTTGAACTCCTTTTTGTAGTTACTGCTCATTTTATATCGTAGATGATTTAAATTATTGCGATTAGTATGCTCCAGGATGTAATCAATGATATGTGGTTCATTCATAGCTATCTCTTTTCTATTAAGATAGCACAATCATCATCTTCGTCCTGAATGATACTGACATTGATGTCTTGATTGATCTTCCATTCCAAATGTTCAAAAAAGAAGTGTGGTAAGTTAATGGTACTACCACTACTACCTCTAAGTACATACTCTTTATCTAGTTTACGGCATCGAGTATCCTCCCATCGATACTTTCATCTGAGGCTTCTTTGCCATGTAAGATGTAGTATCTGATTGAATCCATATGTTTGAGTAAGTAGACCATCAGTACCTTTTCAGCACTAAGGCCTAATCTCTCGCCTACCGATTCAAAGTTTTTGAATTTCTCTCCTGTTCCGATAGTGTATTCCTCTCCTTTTGCCTTACTGACCTCAAGGCAACGCTCAAAGAACTTTTCAGCTATCATAAAAAATGTATCATTTTGCATTGTTAATACCCTAATTGTTTAATATTTATAGTTTCTATAGTAAGATCTTTTGCTCTCTCTTTATGCTCAATAAAGTTCTTACTGACCTCTGCATCATCAAGACTGACATAGCTTTTCAATGGATACTGAGTTTTATTATCTTTTATTTCAACCCAAGCACCATTGTAAGTCCTATATTGTTTCTTACCATCAGTATTTCTTACGATTACATATTTATCCATTCTTAATATACTCCACTTCTACTGCATAGACCATTCCACCTTTAGTCCATACGCTTCTAAAGTCATGCCAATTCTCAGCACGATGATCTATCGCAGTGGTAAACTCATTACTTCTACGATATAACTCATGCTTTGCTATCTTCTCTGGTGGTACTTCATTGTGAGGATAGCGAATGGCGATTGTGCAGATCATTCTGTCGTATTTAATCTTTTTGACCACGACCATACTTACTTAGGTACTTCTGTAGTTGCAGCATCCTAGAAAAACCAGAACTACCCTCCTGTATTACTCCCTTGTTATATAATTCTTCATAGAACTCGACAATACTTTTTAAACTGCCAAGATGTTTCTTTCTTTTATTCATCCTTTAACCTCGTTATTTTATAGATTTCACCTCTATCTTCTTTAAATAGTACCCAGTCGCAAGTGCCTAAACTAAGCCACTTAGGGACATTACTTCTTACTTTACATTGAATCTTCACTCCATCTGCAAGTATATCAACATCTTCCTTGCATCCTGGTAGACTCAATCCATTACTTCCATAGGCTCTTTCCACATCTTCATAGCCTAATTCTTTTAGCACTTTAACACACTCATATTCAAAACGATTCCCTTTTTGTTTACTTTTGTTTGCCATATAACTTCCTGTATTCCTTCCGTAATTCTTTATACTTTGGTAATAAAAGTCCTTCCTCATCTCTGTATTCTAAATGAGAATAAATATCTTCCTCTGGTAATTCTTTCCTAGTGATAAGGTCAATGAACTCAGTTACTCGCATTATTGATTAACCTCAAAAAAAGCCTTTGCGAATCCTTGAGGTGTTATGCTTCTTCTCTCAGTTCTGGTAAGTTTACCATAGAACTCACCATGTATGTCTTTTGTAGACATTTGATCAAACTTTGGCATATCACAATCAATAGGTTTTTTTATTGGTTCATTAAACCACCCCCATAAATATGTTTTCTTTTTGTAATTATCTCCAAAGTCATAAGGATTAAAAGAATAAACAGGTTTTCCTAAAAAATACTTTAAAAAACCACCTGGATTTTCCAAACTCCAAAATTGAAGTCTTGATTTCTTTGTATAAGATGGTTCAAAACAATTCTGTGATTGCCATATTATTTCCATACACGCTTGAACAGTGTACAAACCTTCTTGAAAGTTTCTAGGTGTCTTAGCATTTGTTCTTGCAAAACTAAACATAGTACATGGAGGAGCTGCAAGTATTCCATATACACTATTATTCATTATTGGTTCATATATATCTTGATATTGCTTCCATTTAACAACATCATATTCTGGAATTGTAATTGTTTTTACATTATACCCTGCATCTTTATAAGGTTTTGCCCATGATCCTGTACCTCCACAAAGATCTAAAATTAATTTATCTGAATTATTCAACGGGAAACTCCATGTATTGATAGAAGAACCTTCTGTTCTTCGTTTGATTATTCTTACTTGGTTTTAAGGCCAGGTTAATGCTATTCTCATTCTCATATGGTACATAGCAAACCATATCCTTCTCTGCATAGTAAACTGCTACTATGTCTATTAAATCTTTATTCTTGTATTTATTTAAACGAACTTCAATAGATGTCTTAGTTTTCATATCAATGATGGTCTTTACTTGTACCCTTAAATACTCTTTCTTTCTTCTTTCAACAATAAGATCACAACCTCGCTCATCGATAATAGGTTTGAATACATTATAATTTGGATAATTTGACACTACATCTTTTATCACTGCTATCTCTCCAATAAAGCCCTTGTGTATAGTATGGATTACTTTTTCCATTCTACACCTATGTGTCTCAAGTCATCACTTTGTATCAAAGTAATAGCATCATCTCTGTAAGGTCTTTTATATAATTTATATTGTGCTTGAATTGGATTATCAACATATTCATGTGCCACAAATCTCTGCACATAGTCAATAAGATTTCTAGGCCTAACAAGTATCCAACTATTTTTGGTCTCAAATGCGATCATATCAGCGTGAGAATTGTATAGCCACCCATCATCTGCTACACCTTTGACCTCTATCCAATGCCATTCATCCTGCACTTCTTCTCCTCTGCGAAGTGCTTTCATACCTTTTATCTCTATGTTAGCAGAGATATTTACATCAAAATGATGGTGCATATCATAGGCTGCACCTACCTTTATTCCTTTGAAACCTAGATTCTCTATAAAATCAATAAAATTTCTTTCGGTTTCTAAGCCTATTAATACTTGTTTCTTGTTCTTCATAGTTCCCTCGGTATGTGTTAAAAGAGAGGGGGAGTTTTTACACTCCCCCATAGAGACTAATTAGAATGGTAGTTCGCTATCGCTGACTCCACTCTTACTAGGAAAGAGATCATCTCCATCCTTTTGAAAAGGCTCGTTGATATTACAACTGAGGTAGGTCTCCCCTGCCTTTGTTTTACTGATCCATCCTGCACCAGAGATCTTTCCAATGCCGTCCAGTTCTCCTGATATATTATATACAGGGGATGTTTCTTTCTTTTCTTTTCCTAACTTCGCATAGTCAATTTTAAATAGATTGACTTTGCCTATCTTTTTTGGTTTTACACCTGCAGCCATTTAAGACTCCTTTTCTTTTTTGTTTTCTGTTTCTGTGACGATTGTTTCACTTTTCATTTTCTTATCTGTGATCATCACATCTTTTGTTTGCTTAAAACAAGAGTTGATACCTCTGGGTCTAGGTTTAGCATAAACAGGCTTGATAGCACCATTCTTACCATACCATAGTTTAACCATAGCATCCCACTCTTGAGTAAGATCTTCTTCTACTAGCTTGAGTTTGTACTTAGGCACACCTCTCCAACTATTCATCACATATAGAACGCCCATGAAATCAATAGGATGGTCTGGAAATAATCCTTCCCATAAGTTCTTATATGCCGTCACCTGGTACTTATGATTCTCAAACTTATTACTAAGTGTACTACTATTTCTGAGGGTTTTAATATCAAGTAGTATCCTACCTGACATACCTTCCTTCAAGTCTGTACACTTCGCTTGAGATGGAGATAAGCCTTCTTCTACCTTTATCCTAGCTACCATATCTAATGTACCTGTATAATCCTTTCTAGGGTCAAACAAAGGTACTTCATTGCCTTCTATCTGTATCATATGGTCTAAGAAGAACTGATTACCAGACTCCATGAACTTGATCATAGGGTCTGTCCACTCTCTGGTCTCTTGCTTTTCTACATCAAAGTAAGGTTGAGTAAAATCCATATCAACACCCATTGTTAATTGTTCTAAACATAGATGTATCTGTGTACCCTCAGTAGCTGCATTGTTTGCAAATGCCATCGCATCTGCATAACTACCATAATCTCCTAACCACTTTTCAAAACCTATGCCTTTGGACATAATGTTTTGTATGGTAGTCACACTAGGTATATGCTGACGATTCTCTTTCGTCCACTCTTGTGTTTTGAAGTTGTCTCTAAGGTAACCTAATAACGGAGCGTATGCTCTCCCAAACGGGAAATCAATCCTCTCTATAGGTGTAAGAGACTGAATGTTTGGGGGTTGATACGCTTGTTTTTTCTTGGTTGAACTTGCTCTTGGCATTGTTATTGTCCTCCTCGCTTATTGTTTTGTAATGCACTATTCTTCCATTGTACTTTTCAATAAGAACATTTAGTTCTTCCTGAAATTCTTTTCTATTATTTTCATCAAATATTATGGTAAAACTTGGTTTACTCATTATCAATATACTTTACTTCAGTTTGTAAAGCAATCCTTTGTATATATGCTTTTCTTCTTTCCTTGTTACCTTCCCAATCTGTTTCCTCATGTGCGCTCCATCTAACAAGAACACTACCACTTCCCACATTTAGCACCCTACCTCTTCTTCTACCTAACTGAAAAAAGTCATCTTCATTCAACTGCTCAAGTAAATAGGTACTGCCCACTTTGAGGTGTTGATGCGAGGAGGCATTATTTTTCATAGGGTAAGGCATAATCACGGAGTCCTTACTCTATTGTGGGCAGTAGTTTTCTCATCTATAAATCTTTGTATCTCACTCTTACTGATAAGTTTTTTTTTATGACTGAGTTCTAATACACTAAGTTCACCAGAATTAATCCAATTTGTTATCGTCCTGGTAGAACTTCTAAGCATTTCTGCTACTTCATTTATTGTATAGAACTCATTGTCCATAACTGAACTTATGGTGCTATAGTGGTAAATACAAGAAAATAATGTAAAATACTATAAAATAGTGTCTTTATAGAGCTTTATATACCCTTTTTCTGATGCTTTACCTTCTGCTGAATTATAGTATTTCTTATAATAATGTGCTTGTCCTTCTATATCTGAGGGGATACCTTTGGGAACTCTCCAATATTTAAGTCTGCAGTGCATGATTCCGTAAGCTAAGTTTACTTCTAACATATGACCTACTTCCTCATCTGATATATCTTCACTAACATATTGAGATGGAACTAAGGCAGCCGAAGCACACATTCTTGACCTCGACTGCCTGTACTTTAGATACGATTTAATATTGTCCTGAGCAGTCGCCGTTTCAACCTGCCAGAAAGATTTGGCTATACCACTTCCAATCTGTCTGATGTAACGATACTGAGATTCATAAAGTCCAGTACCGAGTACAAGATCTTCAGCCTTCGTAGAGTACATACCCATACGGGTAATTACTCTCTTTATTATAGACCTGTACTGTTGAACCTGCTCAGGTGTCATTAAGCCATCTCAGATGAACTATGTGACTTATGAATTTTAACTGGAGCTTTCGGATCCATACCATCCACACCTTTTTTAGGACTATTCTTAGGTGAATGATTTGACATACCATATCCAGATTTCATTTTCTTTGCATGTTTCATTTTATTTACCTTTCTTTTTTTTCTTTTTCATAATATTTCTTTCCAGAGCATAATATAAAGGCTCACCTTTTTTCTTGCCATGTTTTGCAATGATCTTTTTATATAATGCTTTCATTTTTGGCATCATTTATTGCTCCTTTTTCTAAAATTAAAAGCTCCTTGATTCATTTGCAAAGCTCTTTCATCATATTCTTTAGTGCCTTTTACAAATTGTTTATCAAAATCAACTGGATTATATGTTTTCATCATCTTTAAAACAGTAGGATCAGTCACTTTTTTACCTTGCTTTACCATTGCATCAGCTTCTCTAATTTTTTTTATCAATCTATTAAAAGTATCATCACGAACCTTACCATAAATCTTAATATCGTTTTTCTGCAGTCTATCTGCAATTTGATTAAATGGTGCTTCCAACCTATCATATGGAGTCATTTTAGTGTTAGCTCTATCCAATGATTTTTCTAATTGACCTTTTGCCATTACTTTTTCACCAATCCTTCTATGACATCAGTGACCAGATCTACACATTTCTCAAAGAATACTTGCTCTTTTTCTTCACTAACAAAAGGTATATCTATCTTTTTGTTAATCTTTGTAGCGAGCTTTTCTTTAAAGTCATCAGATTGCACATGGTCTACCATGTTATCAGCATACTTATCAACGATCTCATCTTTTGCCTTATCAATTATGGCAGCTAAAATAGCTTTACTCATTATCTTATCTCCTTTATTATGTCTTTGATGTCCAATAATTCTGCATGAATGACATCTAGTTTATATTCAATAATCTCTTTATCTGCCTTTAAGGCAACCATATCTTCTATGTAATTTATTTCAGCCTTCATAAATCCAAAGGCCATTGTCACACTTCCCATCAAAGCAAGTATAGTAACAATGTTCTCTAAAGATATGTTGGTGTTTAATTTCATGCCATCCTTACCTTTTTTGCAATAGATTTGCTGTAAGAAGCATATTGCTTGCCTTTTCTACTTGCAGCTCTTTTCTTTCTATTGGTTGCTCTTTTCTGTGCATCTGTTAAACTGGTTCGTACAGATCTGGGTAAGTATCTACCTCTTTTAGACTTAGGCTTTTTCTTATCACCTTTGCTTACATAATCCCAATCTTGCTTAGACCATTTGGATAGTTTATTAGAAGAGCTTTTACTGCCTCCGTATCTACCACCCATTTGTTTATAATATTTAACTGCAAGTTGCATGGCTCTAGCTGAGTGTTTACCACCCATCTTAGCCTTTGCTCTTGCTTTTGCTCTTGCCCACTTTTTAGGATTTAATTTCTTTGCTGTAGCCATTACCACTTTACCTTATCTGCCCAATATGCAGCACTCATCTTGCCTTTGGCTATATTGCGCCTATGTCTTGCTTTAAAACTTTTACGCTTCATTTTTATCCTCCTAGATTCACCTGGTTTAGGTTTGCCTGCAGTAGAAGCTCCTTGCTGACCAAAACGAATGAGTTTTATCAATGACCCTTCTTTAGCCATAACAATATGTGATTTTGTTGGATGCCCTGGAGTTCTCTTTGCTTGGTTAAATCCTTTTAAGCCTAATCTTTTCATTGTTGCTCTTGCTCGTTTAACTCTTGATTCTGATGCTGTCATTAGTGTTTTCCATTTAATCTACTGATTACACCTTTTATTTCTGATATTTGATTATCAAGGTCATTTATTTCTTTTGTAATATTATCAAATTTACGGTCTAATTTATCATCAGATTGATTCCATCTGCCAATTAATTTAATGACCATACCCTCCATATTCTCAAGTGTTTCACTCTGACCCCTGTTCTCTGTTTTTAGGTCTCGCAAACTTTCTTCCTGGGCCGACCCTCTTTTGTTCATAGAGAATACCATATACACTAGCAAAAGCCCTGCGACAGCGATCATACCCCCTTCTGCGTACACTTCCATAAATTCCATTTTTTATTTTTTCTTTCTTTTTTTCCATGAAAACGGATTCAAATTTAATTCTTTTTCAAAAAAACTAATACGTTCTTCCATTGCCTCACGCTCTTTTTGTTCTTCTATTTGATTTTGTTCTACAAGTTCTAATATTTTGCTGTCAGCAAGTTCCATTCTTCGCTCAAGTTCTGCAAGTCTATTTTCAATGCGTAAGTAGCCAAGCACAATAAAAGCAACTCCAAAAATAATTTGAACAAGCCATTTAATGTTAAGACTAATAGAAAAATTATCATCAATTTTTGCCACCCCATAACTCCGATATGTTTTTGGCTTTTCACTCACTTTTTCTCTACGTTTTCCCATTGATTATGTTTATAACACCAATTATCTCCAATTAATATGCCACCGTAAACGGTAGTCCTTTCATACCAATGTTGAACACTATCTTGATCTATAATAATCATAAAATCTGTATACAAAGAATCTGATGAAGATATATCTAATCCTGCCACAGACCAACCACCGTTACAACTACCAAGAAACAATAATCCACCCAACACTATAAATAAAAATATAAATATTTTTAAATAATCTGTCCAATCTTCATTCAATGTCTGATGTCCATTCTGTTCCAGATAAAGTTGTCATTATCTGAGCGTGTGAATACTTATCATAAGAACTAAACATGGCAGGGTCATTATCTGCATCATTATCACAAGCAAACTTGAGTAATGCTTTAGAACTATCACCAGTTTCACCATTGTTCTTTCTAAGCGTTTCTTTACTTGATTGTATTGCGTTGTCGATAAACGCATTTGATACAGGAATAGCTGCTAATAACTCTGATTTGCTCATATCTGAGGTATATTCATAGCCATAGCTATCCATCCATGCTTTTATCTGTGCGATTGTATTTGAGTCTGTAGGTGCATCTGCTGAATCAATATCAGCTACAGGCACAATCATATATGCCCTGCTTTGCCACCTACCACTATAGTCATCTGACCATCTATTTTCTTCACTCATAATTTTCCTCTAAGGTGTTGTTGTTGAACGATTTAAATCTTGTTTGGAATAACCATTAGGTTCTGCATTTGGTGGTGATTTTAAGTCTCCTGTGGCAGTACCACTTGTTGTACCATGATTACTATTACCACTCCTATCATATATGGTGCTATCTGTGTCTGGAAGTCCTGTTTTGCTATCTAACGCTCCAAAGGCAAGAAATAATAATAAATTATCATTATAACTATCTAATAGGTTTGTATGCCTACCTGCTGTGTAGATTGCTGATACTTCTGAGGCACTAAGAGATTTATTAAATACTGAATATGATGTTAAATTATCTTTATAATATGAACTACCACCTGCATTACGACCTATGAAAATAGAATTATTAGATTGTAATGATACATGGGATGCTGTACCAGATGTAGTATCTTTTAATTCACCATCATAATAGAATACATATTTTGAACCATTCCAAACTATAGCTAAATGATGCCACACATTTCCTGTAATTGTATCAGAATCACTTTCCCAAGCAGTAATAACTCCACTTGCCCCAAGAGTAATTAATTCATTAGTTACGCTTGATGTTGCACCTCCACCTATAGTGATAAATGAGCCACTACCTTGAAAAGAACCAATAGCTCCAAAAGTAGTATAAGCAGTACTTGATGTTGCATTACTTCCCAAATTAAACCAAAAAGAAATAGATTTATAATTATCATTTATTGCAGAAACACTTACATACGCATCAGTTCCATCAAAATCCAAGAAGTTATACGCAGAGTTTACTCCTGTGAGAAAGGATTGGTCTGGCAGAACTGAGGAATAGACTAAATCAGCAGGTTCTTGATTGGTCATTGTGCCGACATTGCCGAGTATTTTTTTAACTGAAACATTATCTATTTTAAATGTTCCTGCTTCTGTTCTACCCTCTATTTCTAAATCTTTAGCAGAACCAAAAGCACTACTTTTATTAAAATATACTTCATTTGTTCCATTTTGATAAGTTGTAGAGGCAACTAATTCATTACTTCCTGCAAGTAATTTTATTCTTGCACCACTACTTGCATCTGATATATCAAAACTAAATTTATATACTCCTGCATCTTGAAATGTAGAAGATGCTACCTCAAGTTTAGTGTTTCCACCATCATCATATATTGCTTTACCACCAGATATAGTCCAATTAGCTCCTGTTACCCAATATGTTCCTGTAGTAGATGCTGATTGCGTACCACTTAATGTGAAATCAGTATCACTTCCCATTAATTCTGCTCCAAGAACAGGCTCATTTACATCTATGATGGCAGGGTGAGTGTCACTTAATTCTGATTGTAGGACTTCTTGTATAGATACATCGTCAATATAAAAAGTGCCACCTGTATTAAAACTCCTAACTGTTAAAGTTATATTTGAGCCAAAAGAATAATATCCAGATAATTTTTGAAAAGACCCTGTAGTGCTTGTTGTAGCTATACTTGCTCCATTACTAAATAATTCAACAGCACCACTAATAATATAAACATAAGCCTCAACATAATAAATTTTTCCTGCTGTTTGGGTTACATTTTGAAAAATACCATCATCATCTCCATCTGCAACAATTTTCCAAGACTTTGTACCTGTTCTTACATAAGCTAAATCTGTATTTATTTCTGAAGTAGTTGGTGAACCAATATTGCCCCAACTTGCACCATCATCTTCAAAACTTCCATTAAGTACAGAATTACCATTCAACTCTTCTGAACTACTCTCAAATGCACCTAAATCATATCCTGCAACCATTTGCTGTACTATGTCATCTAATGCACCATTTGTGATAGTACCATCGTTTGAGTTAGAGCTTGAATCTGCTATGGTAGGATAAACTGCACTTGTGTCATCCCCCATCCTCCAATAACCTACCAACCCACTAAGTGAAGATTCATCATAAGTAATTCCTTGCTGATAGATAGCGTAGATTTCCTCTGCTGATTTTTCTACATTGTACATACTTGCTGATGCCATACTGCAAACGACTTGTTCTCCAATAAAATCTAAAGCAAACTCATCTGTAGTTGATGAAGTGCCACTTGCAACTCCATTTAAATATGATTTTATATTACCACTTCCATCTCTTGTAAAGGCGAGATGACACCATTCATTATGAGGAACACCAGATATATTTGCTCTATAAGTTCCATTAATTCTGATAGTAACTAATCCATTAGAATCTTTTGTTAAAATATTATTATTTGCTGATGTAGAGTCATTAAACATTCTTTGATAAAAAGTTTGTGTATCACCATTAAACCACCAAGAAATAGTAAATGCTCCTGTAAATACTTGCCTTGTAAATGTTATTTTAACATCTGTACCATCAAAATCCACTACAGAAAATCTCGAATTTCGTACAGGACTAAACCTCGATTTTGCCATCTGTGAAATGGTTTGAGCATCTAATATTGTTTTATAAATACTTGCCGAACTTATAGCCCCTGCAAACGACCTATCTCCACCTGTGTTATTACCGATAAATAAGTCTCTGCTTGAATCATCAACTGCACTACCCGAAGGCGTACTAAATTCTGTAACTGCTACGCTTTTACCATTAATGTAATATGATGCGTTGTTATCTGTAGAGCTATTATTATAAGTAACAGCTACATGAGTCCACTCATCTATATTAACTTCAGTATTAGTCGTATCCCATATACCAGTAGTAGTTGCACGACCATGAGCAAATCTTAAATCACAAGAGCCACTACTTTCAGCTAAAGTTAATAAGTGCCAACCATCAGTTCCACTTGTAGCATCTGATTTATCAAATATTCTACCTAAATTGTTTTCACCATCACTTGAAGGTTTTATCCAAGCAGTAAGTGTAGCACCACCAACAAATACATTGTCTAATGAAGCATCAGAACCAAGTGCAACCATATCATCTATACCATCAAAGTCTGTATAGAAGTCTTGTCTTGCGATTGAGGCATCTTCTTCAGGAAGTGCTTTGTCTCCTGCTCTGAGCCATAGTTTTAGATTGGAAGCAGAGTATTTTGTTACATCAACTGGCTTAGAACCGAGCTTTGCAATGGTACTTGCATCAAGGGCAGTATCCCAAACTGCTACTTCGTCAATGAGTCCGTCAAAATATAAATCGCTATTATTTTTTCTACCAATATTTAACCCAACATCATCGTTATCAATAGACGAAGGAACTGAAGTTGTGTTAGTGCCACTTAAACTTCCATCTAAATATATTTTTAAAGATGTAGATGGTGTAAATGTTGCTAATATATGATGCCAATTACCATCGCAAACATCTACTGCTGTATCGACAAAAATAATACTATTTCCACTAAATAAAGCAAGTCTACAAACTCCACTTGATGACATTGTTTGTAATAAAAAATTTCTATTAGTATTATCGTCTTTTGATACTATGTTTTGATTAGCTGATTTATCAGATGTTTTAATCCAACAACTAATTGATATTTGTCCTGTAATCTGTAAAGCTGTAGGATTGCCACAATCTAAATAATCATTAGAACCATCGAAATTGAAGGAGAAGTCGTTAGGGAAACCAGTTAGTGGCTGACCTGATAACAGGTTGCCAAGACCGAGTCCCATGCCTAAACGCATATTAGTACAATAAAGTTATTTGTCCTGCAGTTAAAGCAGCACTAGATGAATTGGTAATATTTATGATTGCAAAAGGGTAAGTAAGTCCTTCCTTCAGATCCATAGTAACTGATGCAGAATCACCTTGAAAGGTAACTTCGTATGTTGCATCTTCATTACAATGTATGGCCCTGGTTACATTAAAAGCGTTTGTATCAGCAGCTCTCTCTGTTGCAGTTACTGCAGGGGAAGCACTTCTCTGAACTGAAAAGTCTCTGTAAGTATTTGTGTTTGCCATGATTTCTCCTTTGGTTTATGGAAGGTTCTAAGGTACTGGCGATACCGTGAGTGAACCATAATTTTATAGAATTTAAGAAGAAAAAAGGGTATGGTTCAAGAGGGAGAGTGGGATTATGTTACTTTTTTAGTCTTGCTTCTCTTTCTCTTATTCTACGCTGTTTAACATATTTATCATATTCTCTTTCTAACTGTCTTAATTCTCTTTTTAGTTCTGGAGTATTTAATGTCTTACTAACTTTTTTCTGTCTCAGTAAATTCAATCTATCAAAATCTAAATCTGGTTTTTGTTCATACAACTCTTTTCTTAAAAATAACTTACCAACAACTGGTATATCAGCTTTAGATTCTATTTCTTTATTTGTATATTGTAAAATATCATTAATATTTTTTGTCAAACCACCAGTTGATGTATTTAAAAATGCTTCTATTTTTACAGGTGACGCATATTCAAAAGCACCAAAATTATCATAAATAGCTCTACTTAATTCTTTTGCTATTGGCATTGTATAATCATTATATCTGTCTGGTATTTCTTTTCTCTGCATAGACATTGTTTCTAAGGGCGCACCATACCAAGTCTTATTAGAAGCTACTAACATAAAAGGTTTTATTAATGATAAATCAGTAACTGGATTACCAGGATTTAACTGTTTTATCATTAGTTTTAAAGATTTATCAGTAGCTTCAGGGTCTATTTCATACATTTCATCAAAATAAGACATAGGTAATCCACCAAATAAAGTACCAAGCTCATGTGGTAAAGGTAAGGTTATAATATCATCACTATCGCTAAAATCTGATTTATCAATATAAATATGTGAATATTTTAATTCTGATGGTAGTTTTTTAAACCATTCTTTGTCTTTGTTTTGATACCAACTGTATAAAGCAGGAACTGTAATTGCTGATATACCTCTTACTAATAATTTAATAGGATTATTTTTAGCCTCTCTATATAACTTATTACCACCTTGAATAATAGGATTAAAAAAAACATACATTTGATTTAAATATTGAGATATATAACCCATCTTACTAAAGTTTATAGTAACATCTTGAGCATCATTAAAAGCAGCTATATAAGCAGCATCTGAATCCTTTCCATATATTTTTTCATAGGCTTTAATTCTAGACTGCATCTCTGCAATTCTTGGCGCAAGCTCTGGTATTTCAAAAACTTTTCTCAATGCTTGAATAGGATGTAGAGCTATATTTTTTACATTACCTTTAACACCTCCTTGAGCTTGTGCTAATACATCTGCAACTATTCTACGATAACCAGTTGTTCTATCTTGTCCCATTAAAGTAGTTAAGTTCCCACCCATTGCTTTAAAAGACCTAGATGCTTCTTTAGCAGATTTTGTTCCTAAACCTAAATCTGCAGCTAAACCAATCATTGGAGCAGCAGGATTAGGGACTTTATTTTTACTAAAAATTGAAAATGTTACTAAGTCACGAAATGGATTTCTAATATAACTAAATGCAGCATTTAAACCCACAGCACCTAGTTTAATCATTCTAGTTGGTTTACCTAACATAAAATCAATTACAGGGTTTAATTGTAATTGATCTAGTCCTTTTAACATTTTGTACAATCTTGGATCTACTTCATAAAATTTTACAGACTCACCTTCATATATTGGAATAATATTATCTTTGCCACTATACTGTTTACTTGCAATAAAGGTTGTAATCATATCTGGCATCATTGAAGCATCTTCTTCAAATAATCTAAATATACCAAAACCACTTTTCTCTAATTCTTTTTGAAGAGCTTTTGTACTCATTGTCTGAGTTTTTATCGGTGGAGGGACTTCTTCTATTAATCCACCTGGTAATATGTTGCGATCTGCTAAGTCTGCTAAAGCTAGTGCTACTCTTGTTTTGTCTCCTGCAGAATATATGTTTTCTACATATCTAACCATACTTTCAATAGGATTTAATATTTGCCTACCACTACCTTTTAATTTTTTAATAGGCTTACCACCACTAACTTGTTTTGCTTGAGATCTAAATCTTGGTTCTTGTGTAAAAAATCTATATAAAGGAATATATACTGGATTTAATTCTTTAATTTTATTTCTAGTTTCAGGACTCATACCTCTTGAATCTACATAGTATTCTAAAACTCTATCGGCAAAAGCACTTAAATTATCACTAGCTTCTCTGAATTTTTTACTATCAAACTTATCAAATACAAATTGTGCATCTGAAATTTCTATACCTGCATCAATATCTGGTCTTGATAAAGCTCTCCTAGCATAAGCATAAGCTAAAAAATCTTGTAATTCTTTTTTATTTTTAGAAACTGGTTTTAATACTTTTACTAAACCATCACCTGTAATCCTACCAACATAATCTATAGTATGCTCTCTAATCGCATATTCTGCTTTACTACGAGCCTTGCCTTTAAAGACTCTCATAAGTTGTAACGGATCTTCAGCAGGATCCAGTCCTTTAATACCTTCTCTTTTATAAACATCCTCTAAAAAAGCTAAATCATCTATAAAATTTTCTCTAAATCGTAAACTAATATCTTTTGCTCTTTCTATTAAAGGTTGTTCAGGAGGTCTGCCTTCAAAATTAATTTGAGACTTTACTCTATCTACCGAACCTTGCTTATTATAGCGAGTCATTAAGTCTTTTAGCTTTAATATATTATTATATATTTGTTTATTTTGTTTTGCAAAATCATTTGTAAACCAATCATAAAAATTAGGTGCAAGTTCTTGAGCTTTACCTGTACTAACAAAATGGCGAATAAATTCAGCAAACCCTTCACTTGTTCTTAATTTTGTCTGGTCATAATCTAATCTACCAAGTTCTTGTTGCCACGGTTTAAAATGAGGTCTTTGTTTAGGCTGTGTTCCCCATATTTTATTATCTATAAAATGTGCTATCTCATGCGATAAAACATATATATCATCTGTAACTTTTGATCTAACTGTTTTTTTATCTGGTCTAAAAAAACCTGCTACACCTTTCATTCTATTTGTTGCTTTACCTCTAATAGTAGCTTTAAAAGCATTTCTCATAAACTGAGTAATATCAGCTCTGCTTATTTTTTCTATACCTTCTACTCTTTCTTTAGCAGCCTTAGTCTCACTAAAGTGTTGATTTCTTTCTATTGCATCTATGTTAGCTTGCCTTAAAGAGCTACCATCAACTTGATTTAAATCAGACTCAAATGGTATTTCAGGAGCTTCAAATTTTGGGTCTATTTCTTTTATTAACTTACTTAATCTTAATATTGCTTTTTGGTCTTGTAATAACTGCGTATTTGTTCTACCCTCTTGAAATAACCTTTTATAAGTGCTATTAAAATTCTCTACTAACGAATTAAGTTCTTGAGTTTCAGAAACTTTAAATTCTGGTTCTTTTAACAATCCTCTTACAGTTTGCTTTCTTTCACCAAATCTTTCCACACCAATAACTTGATCTGTTTTAGGTATTTTAAATACTTCTTTAACCTGACCCCACCACGGTCTATCAACCATTTTTGTTACTTTTTCAGCAGGTATTTCTATTGATATTCCATCTCTAATAGCCTTTCTATACTGTGGCCCTTTAAGATTTAAATCTAATAATAAATCTTTTTCAGATTTACTAATTACATCTTTGTCACTACCTCTTAAAATTGATTTAACCTTATTAGCATCCATGTAAACAGTTTTAGGCATTTTATATTCTTTAATAAACTGCTTAGTAACAAACTCGGATGCTTTCTTGAACTGCTGTCTAGCTTTAGGAGTAATCTTACCAACAACCATTCCTTTTCCAATAAAATCTAATATTTCTACTACTTCTCTTGAAGTCCTTGTAGCATCTTCAGGTAATAGATCTGCAATATTTTTACCACCACCAAATTCATACTTACCTTCCGTTACACCAGATATAATAGCATTTTCTGCTTCATCAAGTGCCATAAAAGTTGCAACTCCCAAACCTGTTGTTATTGGATTGGTAGATAGTCCTGCAGCCACAGCACCAGTAAAGGCTAGTTCTGCAGATTCCATTACTGTAGGTTCTGGTCTAATACCTGTGATTTTTGGATCACGAATTAATTTATTATAATCTTTAGAAACTTCCTGAAGTGATTTACCAGTATCTTTACTTATTTGATAAATCATTTGACTCTTAACATTAGTAGTTAAATCATCTTCAAACATTCCTCTTATAAATGATTTAAACTTTTGACCAAAAGTAGGTTTTGGAGCTACTCTTAATCCAGGTTCAACTTTATCTGGTTTTTCTTTTTTTGGCTCTTCAACCTTTGTTTTAACAGTATCAACTTTTATATCAGAATCATCTTCTAATACAAATCCTTTTGGTAAAGGAGGTATTTCAGATTCTAATACAAAACCTTTTGGTAAGGGAGGTATTACTTGATTGGTTGCCATTTACCATCTTTCAATATTAGTCTTTCACCCGTAGTTGGATTTACAATAGTTAAACCCTCTTGTCCCATTGGTGCAGGTTGAACGCTAGTAGACTCAGGAACAACTTCTTGTTCTTGTTTTTGTAATTGTTTTAGTAGCTCTACTTCTGGTTGTCCATCATATTTTTCCATATAACCTTCAATAGAAATACCCTCTTCAGTTGCATTTCTGATTACTTCTTTTTGAGCTAATTCAAGTTGTTTTTCTTCTACTGTTTTTGCTTTTTTAGGTTTATCAAGTTGTGCTTCTTTAGTTATTACAGGATCTTTTAACATCGACTTTTCGACAAATTGTTTTGTAACTTCACCTGTAGGGCTAGTTTTTGTCAATAAAATTTGATTCGAAAAAGGAGATTCTACTGGGTCTGTAATTTGTTTAACAACAGGTTTACCATCTATAAACTGCAATGTACTATAACCACTAGTTACACCTCCTATTACTTCTGGAGCAGATGCTCCAGTTATCTTAAAGCCTAAGTTAGGAGACTTAGCATTTAAGTGAGTAACAACTTCATCTTTATTCTTTAATGTACCCATTAACATCATAGATTGAGTATCCCTCAATATTTTTCTATCTTCATCACTTACATCAATATAATTAATAGATTGAGAAAAGTCTTTACGAAACTCTTTAAATGCTTCTTGTTGATTTAATCTATCTTGTAAACTTCTCTCTGCGCCTTCTTGCAATCCTTTTATTGCACCTTGAGCGAATCCACCTGCAAAGGCTTGTGCTGCTGTTGGTCTTTTCTTTGTTTTAAATTTAAAAGCCATTATTTACTCCTAAAAACTATCATATATTACTGGACTTGAACCTATTGTCGTAGTGGATTGAGGTTGTCGTGTAAATGCACCTGTCAATGCGCCACCAATCGCTCCACCTACTGGCCCACCAACTGCAGTTCCGATTGCTGTACCTGCAGCACCTAAGATACTTTCCCACCATTCTGGCTGACTATCTAGCTCTGCTTGTATCTGCGCTCTTCTAGTTTCTTCACCCATTATAGCTCTTGCCATTTGATCTTGTATCTGCTGTTGTGTTTGCTGTAAACCTGCCATAGTAGTAGCTTGACCTAAAGCTAACTGAGGAACTCTTTGTAATTGTTGTGCAGTTTGCGCTTCTATACCTGTAAGCCTATCTAATAAACTTCTTTCTGCTCTTTCTTGAACACCAGGAGTAAGAGCTTCTAGTGCTTGAGCATCTCCTCCTGCACCTAGAATACTACGCTCTAACTGACTCAATAGTTGTCCTGTTTGCCTAGCACCCACTCTTTCAGCCATTTGTCTTTGAGCTGCTCCAGACCTTCTGATAAGACTTTCAAGTTCTCCAAGTTGCTCTTGTGCTTCACCTCTTGTTTCTTCAAGTTGTTGCCTTCTACGAAGCTCTTCGTTACTTCTATCGACTTCTTCTATTGTCTGATATAGTCTACCATCTAAAGCACGAAATAAACCTGTCTCTGGGTCACGAGTAGCACCTGACTGTTGCATCATTTCAAAATTAGCTCGAAATTCTCTTTCTAATTTTTCTTTCATGCTATCAGGCAAAACAGATCTTCTTATTTTTAAAATCTCTTGCTCAAATTCTTTTCTATCCATTTTACAAATCCTTTGCTTTCTTTATTTCAGAGAAATGCCACTCTTCATTTAGCTTTACAGCTAAGTAGAACTTACCATCTTTTGTGCATATTCCCATATCAGTATCTTTCCCTTCTCTGGGACTAAAAAAACCTTGTTTAAGGTTAAATATTTTATCTTGCTTACCATCTGTAAGTGTTTCAATCGTTTCTGACATTATGGATTACCTCCTTCTATATCGTAATCTATATCTATGCCATCTATTCTTACATTGCTTTCTACACCATAAACCTCTATCTCAATACTTTTAGCTAACTCATTTATTCTACTAGAATGTGTTTGTAAAGTAGTATGTTCAATCATTTCTTGTGTAATAGAAGGTGTATCACTGCCATCTAAGTAAACCTTGTAAGACATGGCAGTTCCAGTACCACTACCTTTGTAAGTAATATGTAGTTTTGTAAAGCGTTTAAACTGATCAGGTAATCCAAAATCAAATCTTTTTGTTTTTAATAACATTGTAGAAGTTGAGTCATTAGAAGTGCTACTAAATAAATTAGTGACTTTCTTTGTTCCAGTATCAAATGTTTGTAATTCTTGAGTATCATCTAATACAAACTGACTTTGATATTGACCTGAAAAACCACTGAACTTAGACCAAGATTGCGTATCAAAGTTATACGCATACATTATTGTAGCATCAAAATCATAATTCAAAACTAATGTATTTATATTACCATGATACCCTAAAGACAATGCACCTTCATTCACATTTAAAGTTAAGCCTTGATAAGTATCTCTAATCAGCAAAGATAGTTCAGATATTTCTAGTCCTCTTAAAAGACTTACCTGCTTATTATCAGCAAAACAAATACCATAAGGTGTATCTATTACTGCGTGTTTATGCAGACATCCCGTACCTGCTATATGTCTTTCTAAAATAAAATTAACGGATTGTGCGCTTTGTATTCTGTAGATGTATATGTTTCTTGTTTTAAATACATACAATCTATTCTGAAACGAATGCAACGCAGTTATTTCATCCCCATCATTCTTACCAACATCCAAAAACTTTGTTCCAACCACGGCTTCATCAAGCTTAAAGTTATCAGTAAAGACAATGCGATTTCTTTCACGAATTGTTTGATCGTTCTCATCTTTAAAATCTATATTTCCATAAAATGCTTTGTTACCTACTACTGTTGCTGTATTCCATTTTATTGGTTTTAGTCTTGTTTCTGCAGCTCTTCCTGTAAGTGAATTATAGGTTGCAAGTTTTAGACCATCATTTGGTATGTACCAAGTTGCTAGTTTATCTGTAGATACAGAGCATACAAATCCACTAATATGATTCCAATGATAATCACTTGCTAGATCATTATATGTTTGACCTACCCAGTTACCCCAATTTACAGTACCTGCTGAAGTACCTGTAGTTAAGGTTGTTGATGAAATTGGTACTTCTTTAATATTTGCAATATATGTTATTGTTCTTGCTAATCCTTCAGCAAAGTTAGCAATGCTAGTAACATCTGCTATATCGTGCATTACAATAATAGCTTTATCTGCCGCTGCACTTGAAGCACCCGAACTCCAATTTGATACACCAATTAAAGTAGTCGCAGAATGACTACCATGAGTAGAATCTAATTCTTGCGTATCATTTGTCGTTGCACCGTATGGTTCTAAACATGGTATCCAATATCCAGAATTAGAAGTAACACTAATGCCTTTACGAATTACACTTGTCGTTGTAGAATCTTTTGCTCTAGGATCATCTGAAAACGCATCTTGTATATCATAAGTAGCTACTAAATAGAAATCTACATCATCTTCAGGTTGCCAATATAAATTAATACCTGTAATTCTTTCGTTCCAACTTCCAAGTGAAGTTCCTGTAAATGGCACTAATTGTATGCCTGGACATCTAGCTCCTGAAGATAATGGAGCATTTTGAGCAAATACTCCTATATCTCCATTTGCATCTCTTGCTAATTCACTTTCTTGAACATAGTCATATAAAAATGTAACTGTATATTTATCTTTATCAGAAAAAGTTCCTGCAGTAACATCAGGAATAAGTTTGGTGTCTACTAAATCTCCATTCAGTGTAGTTTCATCTGGAAAATATACAAATATACCTACTTCATTGACTGCATTTATATCATTATTCTGATCGAATGCGTACTTCATTGGTACTACAACAGGAGGAGTAAGTTCTGTATCTTTTAGAAACCAATTATTTACTGCAGCAGACATTGGAGGTGTTCTCCAACGATAATGAGATAAAGTTAATCCCTGGCCAAAAACATCTCTTTTAATATGTCCATACCATTTAGGGTCGTTTAAAAAAGCACCATCACTGATTCGTAAAATTTGATTATGCACTAAAAGGTCATTACTAGGAGCTTGTTTAACAGAAATATCATCAATTCTATAACTAGAATATTCAGATGAAGTAACTGAGTAAAATGCAATACCTGCGTTGCTTGTTTTTGGTGAAAAATATAAAGTATGTGTACCTGCAGCTAATCGTGTCGTATTAATATATGTTTCACTAAGATCTGCACTTTGAACTTTTAGATCTACTTTTGCTCCTCCTCCTATATTTTCAATTTCAAATTGTAATTTATAAATTTTATTCTTTTCTAAACTACCTGCCATATTAGCATTGGTCTGAGATAATGCACCCTCACCAGAGCTAAGTGTATAAGAAACATGAGCAGGTACAGATGGAGGCTCACCTGCATTAAATACCCATCCAGTACCAAATGTCCAAGAACTGCTAGAAGATAAAGCACCATTCGTAATCAGTTCGCTTCCTAAAGTAGAATAAGTATTTAATGTAGACCAAGAACCTGAAGTACCATCTTCTACACTAGCTCTATATACTTGATCAGCATTAGATACTACCCACCATTCAGTGCTTTTATCATTACCACTACCATCTTTTTCAGTACGATAACGAATAAATTCAGTGCTTTTATCATAAATAGTAGTAATAGCTGCTGATTTAGCACTACTTGTACCTACTTTTGTAATACTACCACGCTTAGTATTGATAGCATTATCAAACTCTTGAAATTGACTATCTGATATATCAAACTCAGATTGATAGCTTACTAAGCCACCTGAAAAATCTCTTATAGTTTTTCTAGCCATTAAAAGTCGTTATATGGAACAGTTAGAACTGTACTTCCATCTCTGGACTGTCTTTCAAGTATTACTCGCTGTTTTTGCTCTAACCATTCATTTTTAAAATATGAAATTAAATTTAAGTCTCTAAGTCTTTCTGAAACTCTCCAACAAGGATAGTAAATTAATATTCTTTGATAACGCTCATCTATCTCTGGTTTGCCAAAAGTAACCGATTGATTAGATGCTGTTCCTGTAGCATTAGCTGTAATAACGATAGTAGTAGAATTAGTAATATTTCTTACAATAGTATTATCTGCAATATTTGCACCTACTATTGACATACCTGGTCTAACATCAGCCGTTGAATCCATCGTTACATCTGTAGAGCCACTTGAAACATCAACTGTAGAATCAATAAACATTTTATGTGGTACATAATAATAATATACTTTTATTTCTTTTACCTCAGTAGGAGTAGGAAATATTCCTAATTTATCCTCATGGATGTAAAATGCTTTATCTGTAGTAATATTACTTAATGAAGAATCATCTGCAATATCATTGATTTCATTGATACCAATTCTTTGACAAATGCTACCATCATAATCTACTCTATATATACGAGTCATTGACTCTAATGATAGACTTGTGCTGATTGCACCGTCTAAATTATTCTGATCTAATGTCCAGTCCGTAACTAATGTATTACTGTCTTTCATTTGATATTCACTCTGATCTATAACTGAATTACGAGTTGCATATCCTTGTAATAAATTAGCTTCATCACAAAGCTGAAAATGACCTTCATTGATGAGGTCATGTATGATTGAATCAGCTAAAACAGATGTAGAGTCTACACCTGTAATATTTCTGACTTCTGTTGTTATTTCTGATAAGGTCATAATATTTCCAATAAAGAGGGGGAGGTTAGTCCCCCTCTAGGTTATTGATTACAGATTAGTCCTTGATGAAAGATATTGAATTACACCAACATCTTTATTATTGTAATCTGAAATGTCTACACCAAAAATCTTTGATGCTGAAATACCAAGTTGGTTTCCATAATCAAAGGTTTTTTCAACCCAGAACATATCAGAGGATTCTGCAAAACAAGCTGCTTGTGCGCCCATAAAAAGGTTTCTAGCAAATTCAACATTACTGCCTGAACCTGCATCTGAACCAATATGAACACCTTCGTGAGCGTGAATAACAACTCCATTATAAATACCTAAAGCACCTTTAAATAATGGGTTACTATCACCACGAACTTGAGCTTCACGCTGAATTTGCTGAAACTCATCTAATTCAAATAGGTCGTAAGCAACTTCAGGATGCACTACCAATACATAGTAGTCGTCACCGTCTACACGAATTGGTCTCATTCTGTAGTTAGCTGCTCCACCTATCTGAGCAAGTGTTTTCATTGCACTAATATCAGCTAAAGTAATATCATCACCATCAGCTAAATCTGCCTTTGGATCACTGGAAGCATAAACAGAAGCAGAAGCATCTGCTCTGTAATACGCATGAGTACCACTTGTTGGAGATAGTGCAGAGAAAATATCAGCATCGATAAGTTCTGCGTACTGTGTTTTAAGAAGATCTAGGGAAGTGCTTCTGAAATCATAAAGCACTTTAGAATTCGTAAATTTACCTGTGTCTCTTACAGCTAATCTTTTTTGATTGGTACTAACTGTATTTGAGTAAGTAGATAACGATTGCTCATTTCCCTCTAATGATGAATCACCAGTAATTGCACTTCCTGTAAGCTGAGAAACAAAACCAAAAGTAACATCTTTACCTTTGCCTTCTTCCATTTGCTTGACATGAATAGCATTTCCTGGCCCTTCACCCATGAATTTACTAAAGTAAACCCCTTTACTAATTTCACTCTGGAGTTCTTTCGCCCATCGTGAAACCTGTAGGCCTGATGCCCAATTTGCTGCCATTATAGACTCCTATTAGTTAAGGTTAGTTTTGAAATACTTACACCAGACAACATACTTACCTGCATCCATAGCATTGACGAATTTTACATCAATGGTATCTTCAGAGGCTTGGTATCTTCCACCTGAGTAGGTGTCTGCACCTGTTGCTGCGTTTAAGCTATTATAGGTAATACCGACTGCTGCATTAAGATCAACTCCATCAAGAAATCCATCTGGGCCGTCGCCAGTAAAACCAACATCTGCTGTTGCTGTTCCACCTTCTGCCACGAGAATAGAAATACCAACTTCAACAATAATTGAATCTGCAGGTATTTTTATCGCTTCTAAGATGTCTCCTGCACCCATATTTTGTACAGAGCAATCAATTAAAGCAGCTTTGACACCTGGTGGCATAGAACTACTACCAGGAGATGTATTCCCGAAACCAGAAGCTGAATCAAAAGGGCCTTCTTTATAAGAAACTGTAGCCATTTTTTTCTCCTAATTAAAATCCAGAATTAACCTCCATTAAAGCTTTCTTGCGAACTTCAGGAGATAGATTTGCCCATTGCTCTGGTGTTAGACTATCATAGTCCGTGTCCGACTCGTTTCCTGTACTAACATTAGACAGTGTGGTCGGTATCTTTGTTGCTTCCGTTGCTTTTTTAGCTTTGTCTATCTCTGGGTTTGCAGAATCCTTAACGGGTTGATTCTGAATGTTCCAAACATTATAGGCATCCTCTATAAAGGTGATGCCCCTTTCATCGCCAAAAGCAGCAATCTTTGCTAACTCATCTTGACCTAATTCTGGATGTGCTTCGATAAAATCATTCATCATAGCATCCATAGCACTATTATACTCTGTTTCAGCTTTCTTTGCTTCTTCAGCTTGGAAACGCTGTTCTATTATATCCTGTGCTTTTTTAGCAGCCATAAACTCAATGTACTCTTTTTGCTTTGCAGGGTCATATTCGTCAAACTCAGGCTCTACTTCAGGCTCTTCTTGAGGCTGTATAGATGTCTGCAATTCTTCTACCATCTTGCGCAAATCACCAAGTTCATTGGTTTGTCTGCCATTTAGGCTTTGTAAGTTAGTATAAGACTTATCCCTTTCTTCAGCGAACTTCAAAAGCTCTTCAACGGAATCAAATTGATTATCGCCTACTTGTAGCTTTTGCTCCTCTGACTCAGGGGTCTCGGTTGATTCTGCTTCAACCTCAGTCTCGTCATTGGTCGGGGATTCTTCTACTTCAGAGTCGCTATACTCTTCACCAGTTAGTTCCTTTTCCTCATCAATATATTGAAACTTAGATTCATTCATTATTGCATTACTCCTTCTCCACTCATTTGTGGGGGTTTTTGTTGTTGTTGCTGTGACTGGACTTGAGCTTGGCGTTCCTGCTCAAATTTCTCCAGTATCTCATCGGATGCTTCCATGTCGGATAGTTCAACAAACAATGGGAATAAACTAGCGTACCCATTGCGTACTAATTCCCCAACTTGGTTAGCCATTAACGCTCTCATTGTTGGAGTATTTTGACCTTGATCTAAGACCACATCAAACTCCATATTTGAGAAGTTGTCCAAAAATTTGCCGATAATTTGATTTACTTCTGCCTGTTCTTCAGGCTCAACTTGATCAAACTCAGCTCCAATAATTCTTTGTATCTTTTCTACTGAATAATACTGTTGCATATTTTCAATAGCCATTTCTAGTGTATTCTTTTTACAAGTGTCTAAGTTCTCCATTTGCTCCATCAAAGTATTCATTCCCTGACGAATACGAGTCTGTACAGCAAGTCCTGACTCCGTAGAAGAGGTTGCCCTACCCATCATCGGGTCTGTAGCACCACTGATCTCCTTTGCATCAAAATCACTACGCTGTTCAAATGAAGCTATCGTTGGTACAAGTGCTGTATGCTGATTAGACCACTGACTCATAAAATCAGATATTCTTCCTTTGTAACCAGGAATCCCGATCCATTCCCCGTTTGCAGAAGCTCTGTTCATCTGTTCAGCAGTTACCTTGTTTCCTGTAAAGATACCACCACCCTTTGGAGAACGATTAATAATATCTAAGGCTTGTGACCTACGCTTATTCTTTTCTCTTTGAGGGTCTTTTAAATTTTCTACCAATCCAAAAGTATCCACTGTATTACCATAATCTTCAAAAGTATAGAAAAATGGTATCAACGGAAACTGGTTATGTCTGTATGGATTTGCTGTTTTTTCCTGTAACACCCTAGCACCTGCAAAAATAGTAACATAGGTCTTAGGTACGCTTTTTGCAACTACATTTAGCTCTACAGGAGCAACTTCCATCTCAGGTCTTTCCATTAACTCTTTGATCGCTAAATTTGCTTTACGCTTTGTTTTAAATCCTTGCTGAGAAAAACGACCTGTTTTTGGATTGACCAAATAAAATTCTTTCTCATACTCTCTTTCCCATAACTCAATAATGCGTATCTTCTTACGATGTGCATCCATATTGTAGGCTTCCATGCTTCTAAAACCATAGTTAGGGTCTACATTCTTATATTTACTGCCTAATTCCATGTTAGTAAGCGATTCTTCACCTAATAATGCCTCTTGTATATCTTCAGCTTTTTTAACATCTCTAAGCGCATCTGGAAACATATCCTTTGCTTTAGAGATAGATAATAGTTTGGTACGAGCTAATCTTGCCCACTGTGAACAATCAGGAGTAGTAGCTTCGGGATCCATTAGTACATTGGCCCACGACTCTCTTTTAATATGTATCTTACTATCAAAGTATTCTCCTGGTTCAACCGACATATCAACCCATCCTCTACCTGTAATCACACCGTCTTTGAATACACGACTAAATACACTATGTAAGGATTGACTTTTATCTAAATGATATAATAAAGAAGTTATTAACTTAGCTTCATTATCATCATTCATTTCTACGGGTCTGGCACGGTACGATGTTCTGCCCTGCCGTTCAATTCCTGTCACTAGATTGACCTTCGGAAGAATAATGTTAAGCTGAAGAGGAGGACGTCCTTCAGCTCTTAACTTGGAAATGTCAGCATTATCCCATTGTCCAGTTCCGTACCCACCCGTGTAAAAATACATGGATTCTCTTGCAGCTTTCATAAATGTCTTATTACTACTCTGCATTGCTTGAAAAACTTCGTGTAAATATGCTAAATCGTTCATGTACCCATCCAACTTGTTGCTTGTCTAAAGAAACTAGGAGTTCTGTACGAATCCCTGCGTTTTGGTTTATTCGCACCTTCAACAGCATGAACTAGATACCTAACACAGTCCATAGCGTGGTCATTTTTCTTTACAGGCTCTTCTGGTGCGCTTTTTTCACTATGCCCGTGTTTTAATTCTTTCCATTTGTAATCCATCATCTCATCTAATAAGAATCCCATATTCCTGACATCAAAGAACTTTAATTGACAATGTCCGTTCTTATCTGTTGTTAAGTAGCGTGCTACCCTATCAAATCCTGCTCTTTTGTCGTTATTAGCTCTCTCCCACTGTATGCCATACTCTTCCCACTCATCGGCAATAGAATAACCGTCCCTCTCCGTCCTATTGATAGAAGGATCTGCGATAAATTCATAGTTCATACCAGTTTCCAATCTATCTTCTACCATCGGCACTATCTCATCTATACGCATCTCATCGCCATAAATTATATCATACACATAAATATTCTTCTCGTCATCTACGGCTGCAAAGAGTATGCAGGTCGGGTTTTTGTAACCATAGTCGTAAACCACATATCTATTCCACCACTTGGGCATTTCAAAGGGTTTTATCACATGAACCTTTTCGTCAAACATCGGATAGACCAGACCTGCAAAATCGTCCCAACTGCAATACACATAACGATTAACCCACATCGGAGGCATGGAGAGTAAATGTTTGATGTAGTCTGCAGGGAGATGTGGGTTATCGCTATAAACCTTGACTTCTTCGTCTGTTTCAGGTGGAGGTACATCTGGTGTCCAAGTACGAGTTTCTATCAGTCTGTAGTCACCTTTTGTCTTATTTTGCTTTTCTTTATGTTGTTTGAACTTCTTCCATACCCAATCATGTCCTGCAGGGTTGCAAGTATGGAAACTACAACGCATAACACCTTTCTTCCTTAGCTGACCTGCCGCAGCAATAAATGTACTCTCTGAAACCTCTTCTAACTGGTCAAAGGCATACCACCCTAGATTCATCGATTTAATACGCTGTATCGAGTCCCTAGAGTCATCTAAGGCCATATACACGATCCTTGAACCATTTTTAAAGATGATCTCTCTATCTTGAGACCTGTGCTTGGAAACAAAACCACCTGCTAAGTCCAGGAGTTGAATCAATGTTGATTTTTTGAACGCATCTAATACTTTTCGTCCCATAAGTCCTAAGTTATTCTCATACGCTGCACTCTGTTGAATAGCTTCCATGCACATGGCCTCGGTCTTTCCTGTACCTAAACTGCCTGCAAGCAAATGATGCTTGCTCCAACCTGTATATAAATGATATTCCTGCTGATGTGGTAGAGGATCAGTTGGAGTCCCATCTGGATACTTATATGTAATTAAAATATCATCATTCATGCTGTATTCTTATATAACTCTTTCCAATCTATTGGTAAGCTACCATCTGATTCCAAATCAAAAATCTTTATTGCTGTGTCCACAATTTCTCTAGAATCTACTTTATCCAATCCGTATAAACTTCGTAATATGTCAAGTAAGAAGTCTCTAGGTGATAAATATTGTATGTTACCTTTGCTGTCTACGGCATATGGATAATACTTCATTTTATGTTCTTTATCATTTTACTACGGTCTTTTGGTGTAATTCCTGCGACCATGACATTTACTTGCGTATTATTATTCTGCATCCTGTCTCTGTACTTATGTGGATCTAACGCTTTTAACTGAAAGATACGCTCTGCTGTATTTTTTGCTTCTGAAGCCTGTTCATACGATAGTTTCTCTAATCCGTCTAAACGCTCTTGATTAAAGGACTTACGCAGAACATCCACAGCTTGTGCAAACTGAGGGTCATTCTTCATTGCGTGCTGAATACTGCCATAATAGAATCCCATTTTGTTCGCTGCTATGGACGGAAATCCGTGGCAATCAACCATTGTCTTTAAGAAAGCATCTTTTTTATCGTCTGTAAATCGAACCTTTTGACTGGTGTCGATCTCTAGTGTTGATAAGAAGTTTGCATAGTATTTGTTGTCATGCAAGTTCTTAACTGCTTTATTGACGGCAGATTTCTCCATTTCCTTTGGTGATTTTTTTCTGTGTGCGTCTTTCAAATTGCTGAGAATATAGGATAGAAATATCATTAGATGAAATAGGTAATCCTTGATATTGTGAAATTTAAGGGGGCGATGTTTTGCTGAGAAATATGTACGGGTACTAACATATATGCCCCTCGTCCTCAGCAATCTAAGGTATGGGGGGGGGTGCGTATATAATAGAATGAGCCGTCCCTACCTCGGAACACATTATAAATAATAAAAGCCAATTCATTCCATCCGTCCCTTTTAACTTTAATAATAGCTGCACTTATCTTGGATCACGTCAATTAATACTTTATAATACTTTCGCCTCGCCTCTAAGACTATCAATATATATAAATGTAAATAGTTCATTGTGTCGGCTTGTTTTGTGTGTAAGTTAAGGGAGTCAAATAATCACAAATCATAACGCTTGAGGAGGCAATATGAAATTATCAATCAGAGAAGTTATTCGTTTACTAGGAGAGACTCAATCTCTTATGGCATCTGAAATATTCTATAATTCAGAATGGGACGAATACACAGACGAACAATTAAAAGAAGAGGGCATATCTTCACAGCTAGAGCTTTATACAGCTTTAGAAGAGGCTAGAGTTCACTTAAACGATATAGCACCTTATGAAAAAGAAAATCTTTTGTATAAAATATCCTTATCAGATAAGGAAAGCAAGCAAGGCTTTCAATTATATGATGTATCATATGAAGGAAAAATTATTGGTACTTGTTCAGTAAAGCCATTAATAAAAGAATCTGTAGATATATATGAAATTGAAAAAAATGGTTTTACTTTTATTAAATCTTGCAATCTTACAAATCTTTTTAAAGGGGGAAAGTAGGATGAGGAGAAACAATATCAACTATTTCATAATGACAGATAAGTATCATTTATTAAGAGAAAAAGAATCTTATTTAGGATACCAAATAAAAAGACTATCAATTTATTTAAAATACATTTTAACCAAAGGAGACAAATAACAATGCAGAATAAAAAACTATATGTAACAATGACAGACAGATTTATGTCGGGTTGGGGTTTAGCAGATAATAAGATAAACAAATTAGTCTTTGAATGTGATAACTATTTAGAGGCTAGGAAGTTACAAGGCTATGCAGAAACAAGGGAAGAAATGAAACATATTTCAATCTGTTCTAATTACCCAAAACACATTTTTAATAATTCTAAATACTTTGCACAACTAAAAACTAAAGCAGATTACCCAATGTGGTATGGCTTGAAAGGATAATAGAAATGAAGAATAATATTAAAAATATAGATTGGATTGATGTGAACCTATTCCCAAATGGGACAATGCAAAACAAAAATATCAGATATGGATTTAATATATTTGCTAATTACGATTGGTTTGGGGTTGAATCATATAAAATGCTAGGATGTTGTATTTCTTTATCTGAGGCTATTAAACAGATAGAAAAGTACCCCACCGATCAATTTATCATAAGATGGGAAATCTATCAAGAAAGAGCCAACCAAGAACTAAAAGCCTATGAAGATTTATTAAATAAATTAGTTCATAAATGCGAGGGACTTACAATAAAAGAGAAACCAAAATATATTATCAAAGACGGGCAAACAATATTCAATAAATATGAAACCATTTTACAAACTAGAGGAGCGTAAACAATGAAAGACTATTTAATTACTTTAATTGAAAAAAGAATATCAAGACTAGAATCAAGAAAAAAACTAGCTGATAATATGGCAAGACATTGCTTTATCAATGATTACGATATTGAATATGAACTGTGGGATAAAAAAAGAAAAGAATACAGAACTGAAATAATCTGTTTAAATACGGATCTAGATATGATATATAATAGAATTAAACGTAATTCTATTACAAAGGAGGCTTAAAAATGTACTTAGAAATCATTTTAATCTGTGGACTAATATTCAGTTTGCAGCAACTAAGAATCATTGATTTAGAAGAAGATCGCAATCAATGGAAAAATACAAGTTTATTAAATCAAAGAGAGAGGCAAAACAAATGCAAGTAAATTATATAGAAATGTTGCAAGAACATTTTAAGGATGCAAAAGAGTATTTTAAT